ACCAGCATCAAGAGCAGATTTTAAAGCTTATTGTCTACGTAAGCTAGGCGCTCCTGTAATTGAAATTAATGTTGATGATGATCAGGTTGAAGATCGTATCGACGAAGCATTTCGTTTTTATTGGGACTATCATTTCGATGGTGTTGATAAAACTTATTACAAGTATCAAGTAACACAGACTGATATTGATAACAAGTATCTTCCTGTTCCTGATAATATTATTGGTATTGTCAATCTTTTCCCAATCGGTCAGGCGTTGAATACAAATAACCTATTCAACATTCGTTATCAGATTGCATTGAACGATCTTTATACACTTACTTCTGTCTCGATGGTTCCATACTACATGGCTCTCCAGCACATCCAGTTTCTTGAACAGATGCTCGTTGGTCAGCAGCCTATTCGATATAACCGTAATGTTAATAAGTTGTATATTGACATGGACTGGAATATCATCAACGTTGGTGATTATATCATTGCAGAAGCTTATCAGATCGTTGATCCAGATACATTTACAAAGACATACTCAGAGCGTTGGTTGCAGAATTATGCAACTATTCTTATCAAAGAACAGTGGGGATCAAACCTAAAGAAGTTCGGTAATATGCAACTTCCAGGTGGTATCACTTTTAATGGTCAACAGATTTATAATGAAGCGCATGAAGAGCGCAGAGAAATGGAAAAGGAAATGATCATTTACAACAGTATCCCAGTTACAGATATGATCGGCTGACGCGACCGTTTGACTAAATACTTTTTATATAGTAGAATATAATGTTCTATAATTTAAGGAGTTTTAAAATGGAAAAGTATGGGTTTGTTTATCTTTGGTTTGATAAAAAACGTAAAATGTATTATGTTGGATGTCATTGGGGATTTAAAAATGATGGATATATTTGTTCTTCGAATAGGATGAGAAAAGCATTTAAGCGTAGACCTAAAGATTTCACAAGAAAAATATTAATTGAGAATATTTCTAACAGAGATCAGATGTTCGAAGAGGAATATAAATGGCTTTCCTTTATTAAAAATGAAGAATTAGGTCAAAAATATTATAATTTACGTAAGCATAAATGGGGTCATTGGACAACTGATATAAATTCTTCGTTATCAATAAGAGAAAAAATTTCACAAAAAACTAAAGAAGCGATGTACCGCCCATCAGTTAGAGAAAAATATCTCGCTGGATTAGCTACAAGAGACACTAGAAGTTCTGATATTGAAGTTCGAGAAAAACGTCGCCAATCAATGATTGGTAAAAATGTAGGTAAAGATAATTTTAAAGCTCGTGAAATGGCTGCAGCTGCTAACAGAGGCAAAAAACTTTCTGAAGAACGCAAGAACCAAATTAGAGAAACAACACATTTCAAAGAACTAAATAATAAGAAAATTAAATGTCAGCATTGTGAATATGAGGGCAATGCAGGAACCATAGGTCGTTACCACAATGCCAAATGTAAACATAAGAATATAATCTGATGTCAACTAATTTTTATTTCAATAACTATAAATCTTCGGGCGAACAAGATTTGCTGGAAAATTTGATTATTGAAGCGATCAAAATTTATGGTGAGGATATGTTTTACATTCCTCGTAATATTAATAACCTCGATCAGGTTTACACAGCTGACGATCAATCATCGTATACCAATGCTTATCTTGTAGAATTTTATATCAAATCAGTTGATGGATTTTCTGGCGATGGTAATTTCATGTCTAAGTTTGGTCTTGAAATTCGAGATCAGGTTATTTTCTCTATTGCACAAAGAACATTCTCTAATGAAATTGGTGCATACACAGCAATTACTAGACCACGCGAAGGCGATTTAATTTATTTTCCATTGAACAATAAATGTTTTCAAATTAAATTTGTCAACAAGTTTGAAATGTTCTATCAATTAGGTTCATTACAGACTTGGGAAATGACTTGTGAATTATTCGAATACAGTGACGAAACATTCAGCACTGGTATTCCAGAAATTGATCGTATCCAAACTCAGTATAGCACTAACATTCTTGATTATTCTATTATGACAGAACAGAATGAACCTATTACAAATGAAGATGATGATTATATCGAGGTTGAACAATATAACCTAGATAATATTGAAGGTACAGGAACAAATGATATCATGGCAAATGAATCTTCAGGTTTCATAGATTTTACGGCTCAAGATCCATTCAGTGAAGGTCATTTCTAATGTTCGGTCAAAATTTTTATTTTTCAACAATCCGTAAATATGTTACCTTATTTGGCACGTTGTTCGATAATATTTCTATTATCAGAACAGATACAAACGGAAACATGACGCAGCTTATTAAGGTGCCAATCACTTACGCGCCAAAAGAAAAAATGTTGGCTCGTCTTCAACAAGATCCTAATATTGATCGTCCAACAGCAACAATGACGCTTCCTGTAATGTCTTTTGAAATGGTTGGTGTGAATTACGAACCATCAAGAAAACTACATACTGTTGGAAGAGTTGCACATGTTGCAAATACAGCAAATTCTTTAAAGTATCAATACAATCCTGTTCCATATAATTTTGATTTCCAGCTTAATATTCTTGTAAAAAATACAGAGGATGGAACAAAGATCGTTGAACAGATTCTTCCTTTCTTTACTCCTGATTTTACTGTAACTGTTCAACTTATTCCAGAAATGGGTATCACTATGGAAATACCTGTTGTACTACATAGAGTAAGTCACAGTGATACATATGATGGTTCATTTACTGAACGTCAATCATTAACTTGGACTTTAGATTTTACCATTAAAGGTTATATCTATGGACCAGTAAAAACTACCAAAGTTATTAAGTATACAAATACTGCTTTCTACACTCCTCATGTTCCCGATGGTCAGTTACAATCTGCTGTTGGAAATGTTGGGGCAGTTTCATACGTGCAAATTCAACCTGGTTTAACAGCCAATGGCGAACCTACATCTAATGCTTCTCTTTCAATACCAGTATCAGATATCGTAGCTTCCGACGACTTTGGTTATGTTATAACTAAAACAGATACAGATTCAATAGAATGACAAATAGTGCAAATAATGATCCATTGAGTGCAGCTTTTAATCTTGCTCCTATGCCTAAAAATGATCCTATAAAATCAATTGTAGCAGCAGCGCATGATGATAGTGCTAAGAATGATTTCGAAATGGCTCGTGCTAATATTCACGAGATTATTCAGAATGGTTCTTATGCTATTGAAAAACTAGCACAGATTGCAGATAGTTCGCAACACCCAAGAGCATTTGAAGTACTTGGTACTCTCATGAAAACAATGCTCGATGCTAACAAAGATCTGTTAGATATTCAAAAGAAAATTCGTGACATTAGTTCATCTGATGCTCCAACTAATGAACAGGCTCAGCAAGTGACAAATAATCTGTTTGTTGGTTCGACAGCTGAGTTACAAAAAGTAATCGAGAATATGAAAAATGGTAGCAGCTCCTAAAGCACCACGTGGTTATAATGGTAACATTAATCTAAAACGTGCAAGACAATCAATAGAATGGACACCTGAGCTTGTACAAGAATACGTAAAGTGTTCTCAAGATCCAGTATATTTTACTGAAACATATATGAAAATCATCAATATTGATCGTGGTCTCGTTGCATTCAAATTATATCCATATCAAAAAGATATGATTCGTTCCATGGCGGACAATCGTTTCAATGTTATTGCAACTGCTCGACAAGCTGGTAAATCGACTGTTACTTGCGCTTTCGTGCTCTGGTATATTATCTTCCATAAAGAAAAAACAGTTGCACTGCTTGCCAATAAAGGCGAGACAGCACGAGAAATTCTTGGTCGTATCCAGTTAGCTTACCAGCATCTTCCGACATGGTTGCAGCAGGGTGTGAAGGAATGGAACAAGGGTTCTATGGAACTCGAAAATGAGAGCCGTGTTATTGCAGCAGCAACAAGCTCTGATGCTATTCGTGGTTATTCTATCAATCTTCTATTCATCGACGAAGCAGCATTTATTGAAAATTGGGATGCATTTTTTACCTCAGTTTATCCTACCATTTCATCTGGTAAAGAATCAAAAATTGTTCTTGTGTCAACTCCAAATGGTTTGAATCATTTTTATAAAATTTGGGTTAATGCCAATGAAGGTAGAAATGGATATTCATTTACTAAGGTAATGTGGCAAGACGTTCCAGGTCGAGATGAAAAGTGGCAAAAAGATACTCTTGCTGCTATGAACTTCGACATGGAGAAATTTGAGCAAGAATATTGCGTTGAATTCCTTGGTAGCTCTGGCACTCTTATCGCTGGTTGGAAATTAAAAGAACTTGTTCACCAGACTCCATTGAATGCACGTGAAGGTTTGACTGCATACTCTCAACCAATCCAAAATAATCTTTATGTTATTATTTGTGATGTGTCTCGTGGTAAAGGATTAGATTATTCTGCATTCCATGTTATTGATGTTACAAAAATGCCATATAATCAAGCAGCTGTATATCGAAATAATATGATCACACCTCTCGATTATGCAGAGGTAATTCATCGTGTCGCCAAAGCTTATAATAACGCACCTGTTTTAGTTGAAATTAATGATCTTGGCGAACAAGTCGGAGCTTCTCTTCATTATGATTTTGAATATGAAAATGTTCTTTCAACTGAAAATGCAGGTCGTGGTGGTAAGAAAGTAAGCACTGGATTTGGTTCTAAAGTAGATATGGGTGTAAGAACTACTATTTCTGTCAAGGCAAATGGTTGTTCAATGCTTAAACTTTTGATTGAACAAAACCAGTTAATTGTTAATGATTTTCATACTATTGAAGAACTAGCTAGATTTTCTCGTAAGGGCAAAAGCTATGAAGCTGAAGATGGAGCACACGACGATCTTGTAATGGGTCTAGTATTGTTCGGTTGGCTTTCAGAACAGCAATATTTCAAGGATTATACCAACATAAATACACTTATGAAACTCCGAGATAAAACTGATGATGAGATTATGATTGACTTATCTCCTTTTGGATTTGTTGACAATGGCATTGACGACCCACACGAGGCATTAGAATTGCCCCGTGGCACAGGTTGGATGTCTAGTTATGATGTAGAAAATGAAAATTTATAAATAATCATAGATTAATCAAAATACCTTTTCCATGGAAGGAGAATAACAATGCCATTTCAATTAAGTCCAGGCGTAAATGTAACTGAGGTAGATCTTACTACGATTGTACCTGCAGTTGCCACTAGCACTGGAGCCATCGCGGGTATCTTCAACTGGGGTCCAGTTAATGAAAGAACTCTTGTCGATTCAGAAACAAGTCTCGTTAATATATTTGGTAAGCCAAATGCTAATAATGCCGAGACATGGTTCACTGCAGCTAACTTCCTAGGCTATACAAACAGCCTTATCGTTGCTCGCGCTGCTAACACTTTTGCCAATTCAACATATGCTAACGGTCAGATTTCTGCATACAATGCTTATGGTACTATTGCTGGATCACAACTAGCCAATTCTTCTACTGTTGCAATTCTTAATACCACTGATTATTCAAATAAGGCTGGTACTTTCGATTCTTCAGTTATTTTTGCTGCTCGTTATCCAGGTGCTCTTGGTAACTCACTTAAGGTTTCTGTTTGTGATAGTCCAAATGCATACAGTTCAACTCTTAACATGGTTGCTAATGCTGATGTTACTGCATCGTTCACTGCAAATATCGGTAGCAATTCTGTAACAGTTGTTGTTTCTTCTGTTTCTGCAAACGGTATTGCAACAAATGCTTATGCATCTGCTCTTGCTGCTAACTTAACTGTTGGTGATACTATTGGTCTTGGTAACAGCTCAATTGGTATTCAATTCGACAGACTTAACACAATTGGTGCACTTACTGCAGTTTCTAACGTAGCATCATTCACTCTTACTTTCGATGATACTTACAGAGGCGCAACTCAGTTCATTGCTAACTCAACTGCTTCGAACACTGTAACACGTCACTGGGAATTTTATAACGTAGTTGACCAGGCTCCAACAACTTCGACATATGTTTCGCAGTTTGGTAATAGTGCTGCTGTTGATACTATGCACGTTGTTGTTGCTGACGAAAACGGCATGTTTACTGGTACTCCAGGCGCTATTCTTGAAACATTCACTAATGTTTCTCGTGCAACAGATGCTAAGACAATTGGCGGTCAAACAAACTATTACCGTACTATCATTAACCAGACTTCAAATTATATTTGGGACATTAATGATCGTACTGGTGCTGCTTCTGCAAATGCTGCTCTTATTGCTTCTTCAACAAATGGCGCTGCTCTTACTCTATCGCTTAACTACGGTTCTGACGGTATCACTGAAGCAAATACCAGCTCGTTGCAGATTCTTGCAAATGCTTACAACCTATTCGCTTCACCAGAAGATGTAGATATTTCTCTCGTTCTTCAGGGCAAGCCAATTGGTGGTTCAACTGCTTCTGGTTCTTACACTGTAAATAACTTCCAGCTTGCTAACTATATCATCGACAATATCTGCGCCACTAGACTTGACTGTGTCGCCTTTATTACTCCAGACGATGGTGTTGTAACTGGTAATGCTGGTAATGAAGCTCTTGCAATCACTGCTTGGAGAAATGTTATTCATGATTCTTCATATGCTGTGATGGACTCTGGCTATAAGTACATGTACGATCGTTATAACGACATCTATCGTTACGTTCCAACAAACGGTGATATTGCTGGTCTTTGTGCACGTACTGATGCAACTCGTGATCCATGGTGGTCACCAGCTGGTCTAAATCGTGGTCAGATCAAGAACGTAGTTAAGATGCGTTACAATCCACGTAAGTCAGCAAGAGATATTCTTTATAAGAATGGTATCAACCCAGTTGTATCGTTCCCAGGTGAAGGCACAGTTCTTTATGGTGATAAGACTCTTCAGTCTAAGCCATCTGCATTCGATCGTATCAATGTTCGTCGTTTGTTCATTGTTCTTGAGAAAGCAATTTCAACTGCTTCTAAGTTTACTCTATTCGAATTCAACGATGAGTTTACTCGTGCACAGTTCAAGAACTTGATCACTCCATATCTTCGTGACGTTCAGGGTCGTCGTGGTATCACTGACTTCCTCGTTGTTTGCGATGGAACAAACAATACACCACAGGTTATTGACAGTAATCAGTTCGTTGGCGATATTTACATCAAGCCAGCTCGTTCTATCAACTTTATCCAACTTAACTTCGTTGCTGTTGCTACTGGCGTACAGTTCTCTGAAGTCGTTGGTAAGTTCTAATAAATAGATAAAAGGAGTAAGCAATAATGGCTTCAGGTTTTAATATCAGCACTTTCAAGTCAAGAGGTCTAACACTTGGTGGTGTTCGCCCTGCACTCTTCGAAGTGTATCTAACTATCCCAACATTCGTAGCTGCAGATACTGGCTCCGATTCAAAGTTTCGCTTCACATGTCGTGGAGCGCAGCTACCAGCTGCTCAGCTTGGTACGGTTGAAGTTCCATACTTCGGTCGTACTATTAAGTTCGCTGGTGATCGCACATTCGCTGACTGGACAGTAACAGTAATGAACGATGAGGATTTCCTTGTTCGTTCAATGTTCGAAAAGTGGTCGAATGAGCTAAACAAGCTTCAGGCTAACGTGCGTAAGGCTTATCAGTCAGAAAATGACTATAAGGCAACAATGAATGTTATCCAGTATTCTAAGGACGGTAAGGTGATTCGTGGTTACGACATCATCGGCGCTTATCCTTCAACAGTTGATGCAATTGATCTTAACTGGGAAACAACTAACCAGATCGAAACATTTGGTGTTACTTTCTCATATGATTACTGGCTCCCAACTGATGGAACAGAACAGTTTAATGCATACCTTGGTGATGCAGTAACTCCTGTTTCAACTTAATATATAATAGTGATGTAATAGAGAGGGGTGAAAACCCCTCTCTCATTTGAAAGAAAGAAAATGGCAGAATTATTCGGTTTCGAATTTAAACGCAAAGTAGCACAAGATTTAGCGCCCTCATTCGCTCCAAAAGAGACCGAAGATGGTGCATTAGTCGTAGCTGCTGGCGGTAGTTATGGTACATATGTTGATCTTGATGGTACGGTAAGAACTGAAGCCGAGCTAGTTACAAAATATAGAGAAATGGCTCTACAGCCTGAATGTGATGCAGCTATCGACGAAATTGTTAATGAAACAATGGCGATCGATGAAAAAGATATTGTTAAGTTAGATTTAGATAATCTTGAAGTTTCTGATAAGCTTAAAAAAGCTATTCTAGAAGAATTTAATAACATTGTAAACATTCTTGATTTCCGCCGCTATGCCTACGAAATTTATCGTCGTTGGTATGTGGATGGTCGTTTGTATTATCATGTTATCATTGATGATAAAGATACAAAAGCTGGTATTAAAGAAATTCGTTTTATTGATCCACGTAAGATCCGCAAGGTCCGTGAAATTGTAAAACAAAGAGTTAAGGGTGGTGAAGGTGGTGAAGCTGTTATCACTAAGACACAAAATGAATATTATATTTTTAATGATAAGGGTTTTAATTACGGCAATAAAACTGTTGGTCCTTCAACTAACGGATTACGTATTGCTAAGGACTCTATCCTTCATGTTACATCAGGATTAACTGATACTAATGGCACTATGGTGCTTTCATATCTTCACAAAGCTATTAAGGCTCTAAATCAGCTACGCACTCTTGAAGATGCACTTGTTATCTACCGCCTTGCTCGTGCTCCTGAACGTCGTATCTGGTATATTGACGTTGGTAATCTTCCTAAAATGAAAGCCGAGCAGTATGTTCGTGATATCATGGTTAAGCATAAAAACCGTTTGATCTATGACGCTGAATCTGGCAACGTAAGAGATGATCGTAAGTTTATGTCGATGCTCGAAGACTATTGGTTGCCTCGTCGTGAAGGTGGTCGTGGTACAGAAGTAACTACACTTCCTGGTGGTCAGACACTTGGTCAGATGGACGACGTTCTTTACTTCCAGAAGAAATTCTATGGCACATTGAATGTTCCTATCAATCGCCTTAACTCTGACGCATTGTTCTCGCTTGGACGTGCTACAGAAGTTACTCGTGATGAATTGAAGTTCGCTCGTTTTGTTTCAAGATTACGTGCTAAGTTCTCGATGCTCTTTACTAAAATGCTTGAGAAGCAGCTAGTTCTTAAGCAAATTATGACTATTGAAGATTTTAACAATATCGCTGCTGATCTTAAATATGATTATACTAAGGACAATTACTTCAATGAGTTGAAGGAAGGTGAGATTCTTGATAATCGTATTAACCTCATGCGCAACATGCAGGATATGATTGGTAAGTATTACTCGCACGAGTGGGCGCGTAAAAATATCCTTCAGCAGAATGATGAAGATATTGAAGAGCAAGATAAAGAAATTAAAGAAGAAACTGATTCTGGTGATAAACGTTGGATGAATCCAATGGATCAACAAATGATGATGAATGATCAAGATCCTAATGCACCTTTTGGTGAAGGTGAAGAAAAAGGCGATACTGAACAGAATCCTTTAGCCAATGATGAAGATACTGATGCTACTCCTGCAACTGATGAACAAAATAAAAAAATGCAGCAAGCCAAAGCAAAGTACAATCTTCTAAAAAATAAAAAGAATAAAACATTAAAAGATATAGCAGATTACAAGTCAGTTGCTCAAATTCTAGCAAAAAATAAATAAGTGGAGATAAAAAATGGATAATGAAACAACGCATTCTATTCAGGATTTAGTAAAATTTTCTTATGAACAGAAGCCGATAGATTTTGAAGCAGCATTTAATTCTATTCTAACAGATAGAATTGCTGTAGCTGTTGACAATAAAAAAATTGAAGTGGCTCAATCAATGTTTAATCCTGCAGAAGATATAAATACTGAACAGGATTCAGAATCAGAGGAATAAGAAATAATGGCAAAGCAGCTTAAAGATATTTTAGGAACAAGATCAGTTAAAACTGTTCCTGGTAATCTTGGAAAAGATCCAGGCGTTGATTACGAGCCAAAGGCTGGTGATGAACAGAAGTTTGTTGCTATGCATGTTCACCAGAAGCATGAATATCCTCATGATAATGAAGGTATGTTCACTGGAAAAGTTGATTATGCTCTTGATAAGGCAATCAATGCTCGCCTAGGATATACTCAAAAAGAAGCTGAGAAAGCTGCATTTACTGCTGTAAAAGAAGAAACTCTTGATGAGCTTTCAACTGA